CCGAGTCCGAGTTCGAGTCCGAGTCCGAGTCCGAGTCCGAGTCCGAGTCCGAAGAAATTACCCCGGCGCCCGAGTCCGAGAAGGTGGTGGACTACGATGAGGGACGGGTCGAGGTGTCAGTTGATGATATCAGTGTGCAGGTGTACGACAAGATCAGTGATCTCGTCAAGGCGTGGAAACGTATGCACCCGCTTTTACATGCTTCTTATGAGCATGATAGAACATGCTGGAATCGCATCGGTACCCAAGGGCACAATGGCGGTGAGCCCGAGCCCGACGCGAATCACCTCGCGATGGACTTTAAGGATTCGTTCCTACATCTGAATTCATTTGAGGTCATCATGCATCAGGTCACGTACCTGCGAGAGGCCATGGATGATCACGAAAAAGCGGTGAACGACTTCAATGAACACATGGAGGCGTTTCGAAATTGCGACCGGATACCGTCGGAAGAATCGTACTTCTTCCACGTCTTCTTCAAAACAATCTACGAGAAACACAGCATCACGGAATGGCTTAAACTCGCCGCAGAACACTTCCACGAAAGCATGAAGCATAGGTTTGGACTGGTGTATTACAGAAACACCAAGGACACGGCCTTGTCCGAGGGACAGCTTCACGAAATCGAGTTTTACTACACGATGGACAACGCCCTGAGAGACGCGGGCGTGTACGAGGGCACGCATCACGATAAACTCGCCCCGTGCCTTCCGCGGACGGAGTACCAGAGCAAGTGTTACGAGGACAGGCTCAGTAAACTGTATAAAAATAATGAGGACGCGATACGGTCAGGGAACAATAGAGGGCAGGAACAGCTCTGTATTGGTCTGGAGACAGACACCGATATGAATGAAAAATACTGCTAATGTAATGTAATGAAGACCCTACTCCGAGCGAGTAAAGTGTTCACGGAGATGCGCAAGCACGTCGTGTTTTCGGTCTTATCGGATGGACTCTTTGGATTTTTGCAAAAACACATCTCACTGTTTAATCACGTACGATTTGCCAAAGTAGAAAAGCGCCGCGGCGACCGCACCCGTGGCCGCAAGTCCAACGCCTGAGCGTTGACCCATCTCGTTAAGAAATTTCGGGACGCTCGTGCTCAGTTTCTCTTGCACGGGCTTAGAGATGGCGGCGGCGGTACACGCGGCGACGAGAAGCGCCGTCATTTGATCGTCGGTGAGTCCACCGGGATTCTTGGTTTGAATCGGACCGTCTTGTGCGGCCTGAGGTGGGGCCATGGCGACCGAGTTCGGCGCGGGAGCTTGCATCTGCAAGGATTGCATCGGCGCCCGTTGCTCGAGAACGGGCGGGCTCATGACACCTTGCGGCGGGCCCTGATCCATCATAACGTCCGAAATTGGAGTCGAGTCCATCTGATGTTGTACCCGCACATTTTTTTCACCCGTTTGAAACGCTGTCGACGCACTCTCGTGCATGGGATGGTGCTCGGGCGCGGGCGGCATCATGTGCGACGGAATCTCGGGCGGTGCGCGCGTCTGCTCCGCCTGCGGTGGCGGTGCCGGACCCGAGAGTGGAACATACCCATCGCCGTCGTCGGCGAGGTTGAGCGTTTGGATGTGATCGTGCGATGTCATCTCTTCTGTGGTTCGCGCATGTTTTTCTGACCGCGTTTGGGCGCACCACCGTTATTGTTAGCGTCACGTTTGCGCTTGAGTTTCTCACGCTTCTTCGCGTTGATGCGCCTGAGTGCGGCGGCGAGCGTTTTCGCTCGCATGTTTGCGCGAGCGTTGTTGGTGTTGTTGTTCGGCGCCATCCTACTTGATGCGGACATTAATTATTCACTGCGTCCGTTTCCGTTTCAGGGCGGCCGCGGCCGCCTTCGCGCGCGCGAGCGTCGATCGACGCGTCAATTGGCGTCGACGCGCGTCGCCGATCTTGTTCGCGGCGTTCTTCTTCGCCTTGGTCGCTCGTCCGGTGTTTTTGTTCTTGAGAACGACAAACTTAATGTTCGAGCGACGTACGTTTTGACGGGTCATAGGGTGTTTGAAGAGCACGGCGTTTCCATGCTTATTGAACGCATCGGCCATGGACATTCGAGCTTGCTCCCGAAAGGTTTGCGGTGAATAGTACCGGTTGTACTTGTCAATCTTGATAGCCTTCTGACCGTTAGAGAACGGCTCGAAAGAAATGAGGTCCTCGGGCAGGTTGTTCACGGTTTGCTCTTCCCACTCGATCGAATTTTTGTACGATTTGTTCTTGATTTTGTTCGTCTTCACGCGCGACTTGTTTTGCACGTATTGAGCGGACGTGGGGCGGTTGTTGCTGTTACTGTTGCTGTTGCTGTTGCTGTTACTGCTGTTGCTGTTACTGTTGTTGCTGTTGCTGTACTCACCGTACCCATACCGGTGCCTACCATTTCTTCTGGTTCGCACGATTCGACGTTGGTCTCTTCGTGACACGGGGCGGTTGATAGAAGGATCAGACGCGACCGATCGAAAGTAATGTCGCCCGTTTCGATTGTAATGACTGTTTTGAAGACCCCTAAATAGTGGACCAGCACCACTCCTGAATTCTTCTCTAAAAGCATTTGATCCAAAGAAAAAGTAAATGAACGTATCGATGTCCTTATCCGTCGGCTCGCGACGCAAATGGCGTCGAAGGAAACGTTTCACTTTGTCCAAGCGCGGGTCGGCTGGCCAATGACCACTCGGTGTACGAGCACCGGTCCAAACCGTCCCATCGTCGAGTGCAGTGAATGGCTCATTTGTTGGGATATTACGATTGTCACCAATTCTAACTATTCCTCTTACGAACGCTTTGAATTCGTCCCTAAATGGATCGACTAGCGGTCGACGCCTAAACCCTGAAATTCTAAAAGACAGGGGAGCTACCGTGATTGGGATCCCTAATCTTGAGGCGAGACGCATCGTCAAGTTAAAGAAAACGGCATCACCCCTATCTAATTGAGCGAACTCACTGTGCCCGTTGGCGCCTCCCTCCAGATAACGACTGATACCAGACATATCCGACGAGTGTGACCCGGTATTTCTTACTCTTCTGAGGAGGTTCATAAATGTCGATTGTTTAACGGTGAATATCCAATTACCGGCGGACAAAACCACACGATTCTCAAGATTGAGATCTGGCATGCTGTGTGTATAGTGTACGCTCAGGTTTTTACTGCGACCGTTTCCGTTTCAGGGCGGCCATGACCGCCTTCGCGCGCGCGAGCGTCGATCGACGCGTCAATTGGCGGCGACGCGCGTCACCGATCTTGTTCGCGGCGTTCTTCTTCGCCTTGGTCGCTCGTCCGGTGTTCTTGTTTTTGAGAACGACAAACTTAATGTTTGAGCGACGGACGTTTTGGCGCGTCATCGGGTTCTCGAAGAGCACGGCGTTTCCGCGCTTATTGAACGCATCGGTCATGGACGTGCGCGCCATGCTTCGGAAGGTTTGTGGCGACACGTAGTGGTTGGCCGTGGGATGGATCTTGACAGCCTTTTGCCCGTTCGAAAACGTATTGAGCGTGACCGGGTCGCTCGGGAGGTTGTTCACGGTGTGCTCTTCCCACTTGATCGAATTTTTGTACGATTTGTTCTTGGCTTTGTTCGCGTTCACGCGCGACTTGTTTCGCGCGTATTGGGCGGATCTTGACGCAGACGTATTACTGTTGTTGCTGTTGGTGCTGTTGGCATTGCTGCTGTTGTAGTTGCTCCTATTTTCACTGTTCGATCCGTATTCGTATCTACGTTGACGATGGGGTCCTCTAAGTCTACGTACGCGCCGCTGACTTCGCTGCATTGGCCGACGGATTGGGTTGGGAATTCCATCGGAGTTGTATTCGTCCCTGCGCGTGTGTCTCCCACTCGCGGTGTAATGACTGTTTTGAATGCCGTACTTGAGAACCGGGACGCCGCCGAACTCATCTGATCCGAAGTACATGTAGACGAACGTGTCGATGTCCTTATCAGTCGGCACGCGACCTAAGTGGCGTCGAAGGACTCGTTTCACTTTAGCCACGCGCGGGTCGGCGGGCTGGTATCGATTTGTCCCATGGACCCCATAAAAAGTCCCGTCATCGAGTGATGTAAACGGCTCACCCGAGATATCGTATGCATTTTGTCTCGTGCGGACGCCCTCGCGGATGTCACCGCGGTAAAACTTACCTATGTCGAGCAAGAACTGCTTAAAGCGTCGTGCTTGTCTCCGACTTTCAGCGTCATCGACCCTGTGGGAAAAATTGAAATACCGCTGGGTAGGGTAAGCTAGCTGATTGGCCACGGGCGTTAACATCGGTGGAGAGAAGATGCCGAGTTTTAAAGCGAGGCGTAACGTCAAGTGAACCAGTCGTCTATGGAGACGGGGTACCCGAGGCCGATCCATGGAGTCTATAACTTTCATCAATGCCTTCTCTATACCAGTTTTATCGGCCTGATGCGAAGTTGCAAACCCGTGTGTATTAGATAACGATATCACCCTGATTCTGTGGTATTCATCGCTGGTCACCGTCGCTTCATTCCCGTCCCCGAAATTCAGTGTCACCATGAAATTGTTGTTGCTGTTGCTGTTGCTGTTGCTTCTGTTGCTGTTGCTCATACCATACACCCGGTTTTTTATCGTCGCTTCGTAATCTTGAGCGATGTGCCCTTCTTCGCCGTCTTGACTTTCTCGTTATCCGTCTCCATGTGTCTCGGATTGTACATCTTCTTGTGCATGTGCCAGAGTTGTGGCGAGCCCACCCGGAAATTTTTCCGGAGCGTCGCTTTCCACCAAAAAACGCAATCGGAAATCTTGTTGCTTCGGACGGTGTTGTCGAGCACCAAACACCCGTAGTCCTCCGTACACGCCTCGAGCACCTTGTTAAACATCTCGAACGTGGGAAAGATACCGAAGAAGTTCTTGTATAACTTTTCCCGGTTCGCCAAAACCGGTTCTTTAAAAACGAACACGAAATCACAGTTCGCCCGGAGCGCGGGTGGGAGATCGATCGCGTACTGAAGCGTCATGAGAAAGAAGATTTTGTAGTGACGTCCGTTCAGAAAGATGGTCCGCAGCTGCGTGTCTCGCACGAACTTCGTGTCGTACATGCAGTCGTCGAGCACGATGAATGCGTTGTTACCGGGTTTGTCTTTGTTCCCACCGTTCACCATCTTGCGTTGTCGCTGAATGACGCGCTCGATGGCGTCCTTGTCGAAATCCGAATACACGAATAGGTCGGGTATGAATTCCCCATAGAATGAATTACCCTCCTCGGTTCCGTTACACACGATCCCACACGGTATGTTTCTCTTATGCCACATGATGTCCTTCACAGCGACCGATTTTCCGGATCGACGCTTCGCCACGAAGATCGACGTCGCATCGTTCGGCATGTTCTCTGGCTTGAACTTTCTGAGTTGTAGGTTAAGACCACTCATCCTGGTATCGACGCGGCTTTTAAAATCAAACATTTTCCTCACTACCAGTAGAGATGGCGCTCAAACTCGCGACCGTCGGTGCCATCGACACGTGGCTCACGTCGAACCCGACGTACTCACACTTTCTCCAGCGCTTCAAACGCCACACGCGTTTCTCGACCGAAACCGTGGAGAGTCCTTTCGACGGCGAAGTCGATTTCGGTGGTGAGGTGTCGTGCCGCGTGCCCCAAAACAAGGGAGACCTCATACGAAACATGACGGTGAAGGTCACTCTGAGTGATCCAACCCCGGACACCGCCGGGAAAAATGATGTCTACTGGACGCCCTCCGTCGTGAGTCATCTCATCGAACACGCGGATCTCGTCATCGGTGGTCAGACCGTGCAGCGCATCACGGGAGAGTACATTTACATGCACCAGCAACTGCACAACGCGTTCGATGAGGTCGATCAGAGCGTGTACTTCCTGACCGGACATGGCAATTTCTTGCGGTACTCGAACGGAACGTACACGTACTTTTGTGATTTACCGTTCTACTTTTACAGAGAGCCGTCGCTGGCGATCCCGTTGTGCGCGCTCACGAAACAACTCGTCGAGGTGCGCTTAAAGTTTCGCCCGCTCGATCAATTGATCTGGTACACACAGAAATCAGACTTACCGGTGGGGGTCACCGCGCGCATCGCGAATCTGAGTCTCGATTGCAACTTCGTGTACGTCGGCGACGAAGAGCGACGATACTTTATGACTCGCCCGCTCTCGTACAACATCACGCAACTCCAGGTGTCACAGTTCAAAATCGATAAAGACGAGACGAGTCGATCGGTCATGCTCAAATTCAAACACCCGGTCCGGGAACTGTTCTTCACGTCGACGTCGGATTACACGGGCGTGATCAACACCCCGTACGATTTCAACACGATACGGCGCGTGCGGTTGCGCTTCAACAACGAGCTGGTCTTCGATAAGAGTCATAAAGAGCTCGCGTACCTCGAACCTCTCCGGAACCATGTCAACTCTCCGTTCGTTCGAACGTCGATCATGGCGGATACGATGAGTACGACGATCGGCGCGAGTGGAGCAGGTTACCTGCTCAAGGGTGATTTCGGAATGTTTTCTTTCGCCCTGCGACCCGAAGACATGGCATCGGCGTCTGGGTCGGTCAATTTCTCTCGAATCGTGCACAAGCTCTTGACCGTTGACATAGACCACTACTATGCGAATTACGACAGCACGGTTCGAGTCTACGCGGTCAATCACAACACGCTCGCGATAAATGGCGGGCTCGCGGGTTTAAAATTTTAGCACTCTATACTAGATGGCCGGGCGAGTACAACTCGAACTCGGTCGAGGGCCCCAGGAAACGTTCTTCACCGGGGATCCGGAATATACACATTTCCGGAGCGTGTTCAAAAAACACGTGAATCACGCGATTCAATCCGTCGACGTCCAACCAAACACGACGATCGATTTCGGCACGTCGACGTCGTTTCGAATCCCCGCCAACAGCGGGGACATGATTCGGGGCATGTACCTAAAGCTCACGCTCTCGAACATTGAACACCCATCCGGGTCTCCGGTGGGATGGATCGAATCGATAGGACACGCGATCATCGATCACGTCGATCTACTCATAGGCGATGCGCTCGTCCAGAGATTGACGGGAGATGTTCTGCAGATTCAGAGCGAGCACAGCTACACGCAGACCAAACAACAAGCGCTGAAGCACCTCATCGGGAAGTTTCCGGACAGAGTGGCCGGAACTCCGGTTTCAAACAAGGCCATTTCGGCGCACCTCGGCGCGGCGACGAGCGATACCGATCTGTTCATCGAGCTCCCGTTTTATTTCCACGGTGAGGAATCACTCAGCATCCCTCTGTGCGCGATCACGAAACAGGAGATCGAGGTCGTCGTGAAGCTTCGACATTATCAATCAGCACCGGACGGGCATCTGATGGTCAAAACGGCGGACGGGGCGCACGTCGACTTCACCGCGGGCTCAGGGACGCCACCGCACGTCGTGAAACTGACACTCACGTGTGATAACGTGTTCCTGGACGCACCCGTTCGAGAGGCCATTCGGTCGGCTCGCAAAGAGTATCTCATCACGCAATACCAACGCCATCAGGTGACGCTCGACGCAGGCACGACCGAGGCTAGGATACCACTCGCGTTCGTGAATCCCGTGAAAGAGCTCTTCGTGCTCGTGCGGTCGCGCGTACCCACGGGGTCGTCCCCGTTCGATTACGATAACCGAGTCACGACGGCGGGCACGGGAAATGGAAAGACTACCGGTGCAGGGGGGCGCTTGATTCTCTACGAACACCTCGACCACATGACGCTCGATCTGGACGGGAGTCCCGTTTTGAACAACGTCACGGGGAAGGCGATTTTCCTCAAAGCCGTGCAGCCGTACATGCATCACAAAAAGACGCCGCTCATTCGCAGGTTCTATTCGTATAGTTTTTCCCTTGAACCGGAAATTTCGACACGTTCGACCGGAACCGTGAATTTCTCGATGATCAAGGAACAGGATCTTCGCCTGTACCTCAATCCGCAACCGACGTACGTGCGCGACGTGCGCGTCTACGCATCTTCGTTTAACATCCTGCGCGTCCACCCCGAGGGAAATACGGAAGTAATTTTTGATTGTCAAATGTAACACAACATGCAGACCGGATTCTCAAATTTACAGCACGATGAAGTCGACGCCCAGGACAGGTATGCACAGGCCATGATTGACGTATGCCGCCCCGTCTTCGAGCAGGCCGTCGTTCTCGCAGGGAAATACGCGAAAGCGTGTGGTCGGGACATCCTCCTCGTCGAAGACTTCCAATTGGCCATGAAATTCTGCGTCATGCACAGGGTCGGCGAATCATCCGAGACGCTTTTTCCGGAAATTGACATGGAGGAGGATGTGAGCGACGAGGACGAGGACGAGGAACTCGAATTTGAAGACGACGAAGAGGAAGCCTGGACACCGTACACGGGCGATGATCCTCTTCTGAAGCGCGTCACGGAAGCGTCGCGCGAGTACGAATCTTGGACCCCGTCGAATCCCGCACAGGAATTTCTCAAGAGTAGCTTAGATGCGCACGAGATCTAGTGATCCCGGTGGGTTCGATCAGAGTGAGTTTAAAAAGTTTAAAGCGTGCGGTGACGACTCGTCGTCATCGTCATCGGATTCAGATTCAGATTCGGACACCAGCGACGGTGTGAAAAGGCCCAGGGGGCAGTCGCTCCAGAAGAAAGAGAAGTTTAAAAATATAGCAAAAGTTGAACCCCTCGTCCCGGAATAATTTCTACAGGTACAGTATAACAACACCGATGTCCAACGCTAACGTACCGAAGAACCAGAAAGTCGCTGAAAAGGCGGTGAGCTTTGACCTCCAAGAGCTCCAGCGCGTCAGCCGTGACGTCGCCGGTCGTCTCGAGGGCCAGGCGCTCAACTCCATCGTCCAGGGATTCTCCTTTGCGGCCGCCATGAGCTGGATGGACGTCTCTCGATGGGCCATCTCGCGCGTCGTCAAGGGCTCGAAGAACACGGGCTTGCAATACACGCTCACGGCGACCATGACGTCGCTTTTGTCCATCCTCGTGTACCTCGTCGTCTCCGCCGTCTCCAAGCGCGTCATCAAGCCGACCGCTCCGATGTATGCCATCACCCGCTAAACTATCTCTGAGGACGTCCAACGTAAAGCATCAGGGCGATGCCAACGATCACAATCATTATTAAAGGGACCCACCCATCGATATCCCCGAGCGGCTCCAGTGGGCCGCCGTCAA